AAGTGTAACTGGGCTATTGTGGTCAAACTCTTGGTCCTGCCCATTCGTATCTGTAAAGAATAGGTTTAGCCTAGACTGTCCTGCAAATACGTGTCCACCAATAGCATATTGTCTATCTGTAGAGGTGTCGTGTAAGCATCCTTCTCTAACTTGGTAACCATATTTTGCAGGGAATGGAAGATCAACATAGTATTGTCCCGTACCAAAGTTAGTAATGTTATCCATATCTACTTGGATTTGGAAATGTACTAGTGGACCTGTCTTTACATAACTGCCGCTGAATAGTGGAGCACCATCAAATGTTGGCATTGTTCCAAGAGAGCCACCATTAACTGTAAATGATGTTTCTACTGGTGCTGCATTAGAGATATCTCCAATAGTTGCAATCCTTGTTTCTCCACCGATAGTAGGTGTACCAAGATATGCATATGAACTTCCTGGGTAAAGAATAATATCATTGTCTGCTTCAAGAGTTAGGTTTGTTCCGTCTGATGCAATTTTTTCAGTCTTCTCTTCACCAAAAACAATTCCACCCTGTGTTGAATCTTGATTTCCAACAATTACTAGGTGGTTTGCAACATTTCCGTCACCAAGGAGTACATCATCGCCAATTGTTATATTGTCTATTGTGCCGTTGTTTGTAAGTATGATCTTGCTAAATGTTGGGCTGTCTGTTGTTCCTAAATCTTGTGGAAGAACTGCATCTTCACCGTCAGTACCAGAAGCACCAGTTTCACCCTTTGGTAGGAAGATGCTCCACTCTGCACTATTTCCAACTGGATCGCCCAGTCCACCACTTGATGTTGCAATGTATAGATTGTTATCGCTTCCCTTTACAACGGCAAGGTTTGCAATATATCCATTACCTGAAACATAATTACCTAAATAGACAAGTCCTGGACTACCAGTGTCACCCTGTGGTCCTTGTGCACCGTCTGACCCATCAGCACCAGGAGCACCGTCACTACCATCTGCTCCATCTGCTCCGTCAGAACCCTTAGCAGACACTAAGAGCCAGCCGTATCCTGGAGGAGCATATGATGAAAACTGACCGTCTGGGTGGTAGTAGGATGATCCTTCAAACTGAACTACAGATCCAGGAGCATAGTCAACCCCATTTTGCCATTCACCTAAAAAATTCCAAAGAGCATCTGCCCCATCAGCACCGTCTGCTCCTGGGGCACCATCTGCACCAGCTGGACCTTCTGGCCCTGTAGGACCTGCTGGACCTACTGAGCCTTCTCCGCCACCAGGGCTGCTACTAAATCTAGCCATTAGTTACCAGTCTCTAGGTTAGTCTTTATAACTGCAACCTGAGAGCTGTTTGTGTCAGTGATTGCATACATGGCATCCTTTCCTGGAAGCTCAAAAGAAATGGCTGTTCCAGGATTTAGGCGGTATCCATAAGAAGAAGTTGTTACACCCTCTCCACCAAGATAAACGTAGGCAGAAGCGTGAATATTCTGAATGGTAATGTCCATCCCAGAGTGAAGTCCAGGAGGAGTTAGGCGAGTAGCAGTTGAGCTACTAAGTGGGGTTAGGGAATGTATAGTCATAATAACATTTTATCACTATTATAAAATTTATTCCCAATTTGCCACAAATCTAGCACATAACCCCAGCATGTATGCTAAAATTAATACATGATATGTTCGATTTGTAGTCAGTCTGGCCTTGTGCCAATTTGGTATGGTATGCCAACTAGTAATGAGATATTCCTAGCCCGTGAAGACAAGATTGTCTTGGGTGGCCCAAAGGAAAAGGGCTACAATTATTTTTGTTTACACTGTCAAGAGCCAGAAGTTATTTAGTTGCCCTTTGTGGCAATAGATTAGATATCTGAATTAGTTATAAGGCTTGGATTCGTAAACGAATTAAATACCTTGCCGTCACGAAGTGCCAAGAAAAATGGGGATGCTATTGGCTGACTAGAGCTAACTATGCTCTTTATAAGATTTGAATCATCCTCATAATTTAATTTAGTATAAATGATTTCTGGATCTTCCGATAAAATTTTATCAATCTCTGCTGGGATTTCCTCTGTGACATCAGAGCGCTGCAGGTTAATTTCAAGAATCTCTTTTTGAGTCATAGTAATATTATATACCACATTCCAAGTGCCTTGACTCAGAGTGGTAAGCTTACTTGAGATTAATTAGATACCTAACCGCATCTACATACCCAGCAATAATGGCATTCTTAATCATCTTATGAGAAAAGCTACCATGCTTGGGGAGTTCGGAAAAATATATAACAAACTGAGCATCTGGATACTGCGATTTAATTAAAGCTCCATTTGCTATTGCCTTTTTTACACTATCAGTTCTTCTGGCCCCTGGTCTTTTTTTGTAGCCAGCTTCGCCACCCTTTGCTTCAACATAAACCTGATTGCCAGCATAGCTCTTGTGACCAAAGTCAGCTTCAATTCCAAGATCTTCTAAGACTATTCTTTTTTGAATATTCTTAAAGCCCATTCTTTTTAAATCGTTCAAAACTATATCCTCAAACTTATTGCCAGATATAGTGGACTCAGCTTGGAAGTTAGTTGTCATGTTGATTTACCCCTGCAACATACCCAGCCTGCCATGCACGAACTTCTTTTTCTGTTGGAATCTCTTCAAGGCTAGTCATCCAAATAGCCATAGCTTTCTTTGCTTTCTCTACAAGGACTTTGGTTTCTCGTACAGCCTTGCGCCTTTGCTGCCTAGACACCACGGATCCCCATCGCTCGATTGACACCAGCTAAGTAACCAACTTGCCAAGCCTCTAATTCTTTTTCTGTAGTATCTCTGCCAGCAGTGGCAAGGAATATTTGAAGGTCTTCTTTAGCACCCTCTACAAACAGCACTTTTTCTTTATCATATTCTTCCATAGCTACATAATAGCAAAACTTGCTGATAATGTCAAGCTCTTGACAGGTTGTTGTTTTGTGTGTACAATTAACGTTATGTTTAATAAAGTAGAAGGCGATAAGCCTGTTAAAAAAATTATTACGTACTCTTTGCTTGGAATAGCTTTTATGGTTATCACTAGCCTAATCATGCTAGATAATACTAGCAATACTCAAAGCTTGAGCATATCGTCAGAGGCTGTATCGCCTAGCTTTACAAGGCTTGAGAGTGTCAAGATTGTTGAGGTTGAAAAAAAAGACTATGCCAGAAATGAACAGCTTTCTCCAGTAGATTTGAGGGATATGTTGTCTAGCGTTGGATTTCATGGAGAGGCATTGGTCCAGGCTTGGGCGGTAGCCATGAAGGAATCTACTGGCAGGCCAAGATCACATAATAAAAACAGTGATACGGGAGACAACTCCTATGGACTATTCCAGATTAATATGATTGGCAGTCTAGGTCCTGCTAGGCTAGAGAAGTATGGACTAGAATCAAACAAGGATCTATTTGACCCAGTTCGTAATGCCAAGATTGCATACCAGATGTCTGATGGTGGAAAGAACTGGTCAGCTTGGGGTGGGATGACTGATAAGACTGTTTATTGGATGTCCGAGTTCCCAGAACAGCCTTGACATGGGCTTGCGTTTACTGTAGAATATATCTATGAGTAAAGCACAATGTCTAGATTGCGAAGACATCATAGAGTCTAAGCATAGACACGATTTTGTAACGTGTAAATGTGGTAATTCTTTTTTAGATGGCGGTGAGGACTACTTCCGTGGTGGAGGAAATCTTTTGCCATTGCTAGACGAAGCTTTTGACGACAACAGCTTTTTGGATGACGACTTTGATGACTACAATCTTGGATACCAGGCTGGAACTTTGGATGAGCGTGAGAGAATTTTGCAGGGTATCCAGAAGCTAGAGGATCAATCCCATGCAACAAAAACACCACTATACCAAGAAACCATGTTTACCAAGATAAGGGAAATTGTCAATGGCTAAATGGATTAAGATTGAAAAGAGTCCTTGGGGACTATCAAGAAGCCTTGTGTTATTTAACGTTGTCTGCTTTTACGCAGGTAGGTCAGATGACTGGGGTATTTCAGCAGCTATCAGTTTCTACGATAGATCAATTACCCTTAAGATACTAAGCCTATACATGGGTGTAGAGATGTGGCATAAGGAGTAGATATGGAATATTGGTCATGGATACTTGCTGCCATTGGCGTAGCTGGAATTTACTTTGTAGGAAAGAAAACTCTTTGGGGCTGGTTTGTCCTTTTGTTTAATGAGGCTGTTTGGGTTATCTATGCTATCATTACAGAGCAGTATGGCTTTATTGTTTCAGCGTTTGCCTATGGGGCAGTATACATTAAGTCTTATCTACACTGGAAGGAGGACGCTGATGGCAAAGATGGCAGGACTTCACGCCGAAGGACTAACCGACGCAGATCTCGAAGAGATTGAGTTAGTCGAAATTTTAGAAGAGACTCTAATAGATTAAGCTTTTACCAAACGACGCTTGGCTGGGTCAAACATCTTGGGATGCTTCTTTTGGGCCTTGCCGTTCTGGCGATTTGAATTACGGTCGCCCTTAGTTTTCTTACCTGACATACCTAAATTATAGCATAAAGCTGAAAGGACCATGGTATACTGAAAATATGACTAAAATTAAATTGGCAATTACCGTGCCCACACGTGGCAGACCACACAACCTAGAAAGACTTGCAAAAGCTGTAAAAGAAACCTGTAAATTAGATTACGAAATTCTTGCAAGAATAGACCAAGATGATAAGTCTGTCTATCCAGCCCTGGAAAAAGTTAGGTATTTCACTGGCCCAAGAATATTCTTTACAGCATCTTTAAATGAATTGGCAGAAATAGCCTCTAAAGAAGACTTTACGCACGTTGCGATTCTCGGAGATGATGTTCTTCCAGAAACAGTTGGATGGGATGAAGCAATGGTAAAAGCCCTTCCTGAGCTTGGTGTGGTATACGGTAGTGATGGATTAGAGCACTTGCACGGTCAAGATCTGCCAACACACGTTGTGGTTCCTATGGAGATGTACCGTCGTTTGGGTTGGCTAGGACTGCCAACAAGCAGACATCTATTTCTTGACAATGCCTGGAGAGAGCTAGGAAAGCTAACTGAGTTTATTTATCTTCCAGAGGTAAAACTAAGCCACCTACATCGTTGGAACAAAGCAGCCCCTGACGACAAGACTTATCAAGAAGCAAACGATAAGAAAAAACGTGAAGATGATAGGCTAGCATTTGAAACTTGGAGAGACGGAGAGGGCTTGCAGATTGCTAAACAAGCCTTGAGAAATAATAATGGATAGTGGCATTTGGCTTCAGCCTATTGTTGAAGAATATCAAAAGTATTTTGACGGCCCAATTTCTAAGATTGTTGACGCAGGATCTAGAGATGGCGATGATGCACAATGGATTTTAGAAAGGCTGCCTGCTAAAGAAGATGTTCAGGTTATTTGTGTAGAAGCAAGAAAGAACGCAGCCGAAGCTATCCAAGAAAAATATCCAAACTTTTTAGTTTTTGCTACAGCAGTATCTGACTTTGTCGGAAGCTCTAAGTTTGTTGAAATGACGGAAGAAGAGTTTTCTGGATCATCTTCTTTAATGATGGAAAGACAAACTGCTTATGCAACACCAAGCGCAATAATTACTGTTCCAGTAACCAGACTAGATATAATTATCCCTTCAGGAACCATAGACATTTTAAAAATTGATGTTGAAGGTCAGTCTGTCCCAGTTATTTCTGGTATGGGTGAAAGGATGCATGATGTTCTTTTGGCTCACATAGAGACTGAAACCCCAGAAAGAAAAGCTTGGGGAGAGCCTTCAAATAATTTAAAAGTTATGAAGGTCATGCAAGATCTTGGATTTTCTTTGGCAAACGTTAGCTATCAGTGGGGATGGAGCCTTCAAGACCAAATTTGGATAAATACAAGACATGAAAGGTATAAAAGCTAATGACCATTGTTGGAATATCTCATGGATACCCTCCACTTTGGAACATGGGCGGAGAAGTATCTCTACATAGAACTTTGGCATCACTAAAAGAAGAAGTTGTTGTTCTTACTAGTACAGAAAAAGACTACTCTTTCGAGGGCGTAAAGGTAAAACAAGTAAACACTCCAAATGTTCTAAACATTAATTCAAATCCAGGGCCAATTGCCGAACAGCTTAAGCAACTTAATGCAAGAGTTGTAATAGGTCAAAGCGAACTCTCCCTTCCTGCAGTGCTAGCCGCTAGAGCAGCGGGAGCCATCTCTATTATAAACGTCCATGCCCCACCAAAGTATGGAAGAAGCATTAGGCAAGCAGTTATTCAGGCCGACTATGCCATATACAATACTGAGGCTTCTGCAAAAGAGTGGGGAGAACCAAATGCCATAGTCCTTCATCCACCTATTAGCAAAATCCCTAACAGTATTAGTACTAATGGTGATGCATATACTGTACTATCTTCTTTATTGAACAAAGGTATCAATGTAGTGATTGAGCTAGCAAAAAGATATCCCAACAAAAGATTTATTGTTGTTAGATCGCCTGCTGAGCCAACACACGGCCTTGCTGATTTAGAAGAAATAGCATCTGAAATACCTAATTTAGAGCTGCACCCCAGGGTCCCACCAGAAGAAGTATATAAATATTTTGAGCAAACAAGAATATTGTTGGTACCATCCAGGTATGAAACTTATGGAATGTCTGCGATTGAGGCAGCTGGCTATGGAATACCTTGCGTTCACGTAGATACCCCCCACGTTCGTGAGGGCATTGGAGAGGCGGCAGTTTTGGTTAGTCCGAGCGTAGAAGAAACAGCTAGGGGAATAGAGCTTATAGAGAGCAACTATCAGGCTTACAGTGAAGCTGCCAGGGCCAGGGCCGAATGGCTACAGGACCGTCAGTCTCAAGAGTTGGAAAAGTTTGAAGACTTCATCGCTAATGTCCAACGTCCAACAAATAAGAGTTTGAGGCAAACTTCTGTTACAAAGGCTACAAGAAAAACTGGCTAAGATTCGCCATAAGGTTCGGCGGTAAATAGAGCTAAATACAAGTGCAAGCACTTGACATCCCCTACTAGCCCCTGTATAATGGTAGGTAAGATTTTATAACAAGGAGAACAAATGAAAAATGTTTATAAGAGTATCGTAATTGCTGTAGTGTTTGGTAATATCATTGCCTTCCCAGTAGTGGCATATAGCTTCCCATGGGAAACCTACCTAATTGATCCAAGCACCTACTACATTGTGCAGTCTGGCTCCCTAGGGCTGCTTATTGCAATTTGTATCTTTATCTATGAATGGGCCAGGTATTCGGAAAAGCCTTGGCTAAAGAAAGTTAAAACCCTAAAGCCAAAGATGAAGGATAGCACCAAGTAATATGCCATTTTTGCATAATTCGTGGTAAAATAGTAGTATCCCTTTTGGACTGGATTTATTCAACCACGAGGGTTTATAATTTAATAGGGGAACCCCCCACTAACAATAAACGACCAAGAAATAAATAAGGAGGTCGCCAA